TATTCAAACATTGTATAATGAACACCGAAATATTCATTTATTGTTGGGTCGGTACCAAAAACTTTAGGTGATTGTTTTCCAGTTACTTCAAAGCTCACCGATTCACCTAAAATAGATGGTTTTTGTTTACCTTTATTTTCTATTACGTTTGTTTGACCAGCATATACTGGTTTCAACGCTTTTTGTTGGAATTCCGAACCATCAGTACCTAACCAAGATACATCTGAATTTTTACCATGTGGGTATTTATATTTATTATCTAAAAAAGTTGAGTTTTGTATTTTCTTACCAGCATTAACAATTGTTGTTGATGGTATAAATTGTTCAACTAATTTAACCCAAGATGAATCGAATTTATTTAAAAATTCCAACGATCTCATACTATCTATCGGGGTTGTTGTTGTTTGTAAATAATCAAAATATATTTTAGATAATGATGGGTATGTTTTAATTGTTTTTCTATTTGTCGGGTTAATAAAAACATCTAATGATTTTTTTAAAAATTGGTTAAATGTTGTTTCGGTGGCATTAAATTTTTTACTTATGTTTAAATCCGAATTAACAACACCAATATTTCTAAAATATTGTCTATAAACAGTAACATCAAAAATACGATTTAGGGATAAATAAACTTCAAATTCTTTTGAATTAATGGTTAACCTTGTATCTAAAGATTCATACTCGGTATAACTATTGGTATCATCATATAATCTATCAACTGCGGTATCATTGTACTCCCAGCTTTTAATGTTGTCAATTGTTCTATATATATCAAATAAAAATACCGAATCAAATTTTTTAAATTCATTTACATATGATTGACCAAAATCAAATAACCCTATATTTTTTTTATTTTCATTAATAAAACCACCATTTTCTTGATACTTAATTGACAATGGTACTGTTGGATATCCATCAGAGTCGAATGGCATTTTTTGTAATAAAATATTTGGGTCGTCAATTGTTGAGTTCTGGTATATTTTATTTAATGTATCAATTGCGTCTAATTTTTTTTCAGCTAAATAAATATACTCATTTAACTCAAAAATCTCATCAGGTATACCAACCAATCTAAGAATAAATTCAATCGCTTTTCTTGTACCTTTTGACTTATATAGATACGATGAATTAATTAAAATTCTTCTCCATAACTCAATGTCTAATTCGGCTGGGGTTGTACCTTTGGTTAATTCTGTATTATAATTAAATAGTGATTCAACTAACGTTTTTTCATCTTCAATATTATATGTTTCCAAACCAAGCATTGTTGCATAATTTTTTATCAACAAATCTGGTATATTTTCTATTTTATCATAACTAACATTTCTCATAAATGTAATACCATCAATGTATTTTTTAATATCATCGAATGTCTTACCATATAATTGGAAAATCAAATTAACCTTACGATCGCTAGTATCAAACTCTTTTAATGAGTCTGTTGTTAAAAATCTAGAAATTAAATTGGTTTTAACACTATCGTAACTTTGGGCTAAATCGTTTAATTTTGTTGTGTAATCATCAAAATTTGATGTAAACATATCAATATTGACGGTATCATAGATTGGGAAGGAAACCACTTCTTTAATCTCAACTATTTTACCACTCTCAGATAATGTTGGGTATATAAATTCACTAATATACGTATTAGTTTCTATATCTTTATTTAATAAAAATTTACCTAAATCGCTAAGATTATCAAAAAAATCAATAATTATTGTTTCTTTGGGTTTTATAAAAAATGAAACGTTTGCATCATTATTATTGTTTATAATGCCATTAAATGGACTACCATTTATAATTAATTGTAATCCATTTGTCTCATCATCATAACTAGATGGGGTTAAAACATTAATTATTGGGTATTCAACACCATTGTAATATACAACATAATCTTTAAATGTTTTGGTAAAATTTCGATATTTTGTTATAATCTCACTATCTTCAATAGTTGATGCTGATGTTACATATTCAATCTGAAATGGATTAAATATACTATATAAATTAACTTTAAACTCAGATCTATTTTCTAGTGGGTAATTTATATAATTACTAATAGTTGGGTTTACAATTGATATTGCCTCACACTTTAAGGCAGCTGGATAATTGTTATATATTTCAACTAAAGTATTTTTTATTCTTTCTTTTAGGGATGAAAATAAAACATATTTATCTAACTTTTTCTTATCAAATAAAACATCAACGGTAATATTTTCATTTATACGATTTTTTAATGCTGTAACATAATCTTTACCCTCAAAAAAAGGTAAGTTTTGTCTAGCAATACTATCAACGGTATAACTACTAACAACATCATTTTGTATTGATCTTTGATTGATTTGTAATACTTGTTGTCTTAAACTATTTGGTGATTGTCTAACACTTTTATTTATTGAAAAATTACCTAATGTGAAAAATGGGTCGCCTTGGATTTCGTCTTTAGCGTTAGCAAATTGTAAGCCAACTAATTTGTTACCAAAAGTTTCATTACCAAAAGCACCAATCTTACCTTGTGATATTCTATATCTTAACGCATTTTCATATTGTACATATGAAGCACATGGCACATATTTAGTGTCGCCATTTATTATATATGTACGATAACCATCACAACCTAACGCTTTAGATGCCTCAAAAGCTTCTTGTGCGGTATCATATAGATCGCGAATAATTTGATTATTTGTAGTAAAACTTAAATTAGCCATTCTGTATTATATTGTTCAATGTTTTTGTTGTGTCGATAGCGCTTCTTTTTCTTCTAACCTCAAATAATTTTTTATCAACACTGTCTCTAATTTCATATAAATCGTATTGTGCATAAATATTACCATCAAAATCATAGATAGTATAAATACCATCATCCATTGATTTTGTTTGGTCGGCAAATAAACCAATAGCTAAACTTTCAACATCATAATTAACCATTTCAACCTCAATTATTTGTGGTGAAAAATTAGTATTGGTTATGATAACATTTTGATCTTTTCTACCTATAAATGGTGCCGCCGTAGGTTTAAAGCTAGGTGCTACATTTGGTGTTACAGTACAAAACAACATGTTACCGACATTGTTATAAATATATTTTATTGATTTTTGTGATGAATTTGGTGTATTAATTTGTACTGGCTCTGATATAAAAGACGATGTTACCACTCTATATAAATTTGGTATTTTTGTACCATCATTATTTAAATACTCAATACGATAACCATCTAATCCGTTATTTGTAAATTTATTTATAAAATTAACTGGAGCTGTATCAATATTAAATACCAAACCTTTTATATCTGGAAAAGTTGCCAAATCAGCACAATCTTCAATTTTTACACGGATTTGTGCTGGTCTAATATAGATTGTATAAAAACCTTTTTGGTTAAAAACATCTCTTGGTAAAGTCATATTGTATAATCCACCTAAAATTTCCACATCTTGCCCACCGATATCTGGTGTGGACAATATTGGTCTAATTACTTGATTACCAACTAATTTTGTTACTCTTTGAACTTCAGTTGAATTTCTTGTTTTTGCGTAAATAACGATAATTTCAATATCGTTAGGATCAACATCCGCTGGTCTTTTTACTCCGTATACTCCAATACTCACAATATAATTTTTTTAGTTAATTTATTATTTTTTTTATCAACAACGATAATGTTTACTGGTATAATATTCTCATTAATCTCTTCCGCTTTGTAAAGTTTACTAGTATATTTATTCATCTTTTTTAATTATTTTTAAAATCATATCCTTTTGTGTTTATTTTATAATATCCTAAACCGAGTTTATTTAGTTCGTTTATACTTGTAATGTTTTTTAACTTTTTCATTCTTTCAAACGCACTATTTAAACCTCTATCTATAAATACTTCCGATACGATTTTTGGTTCATCAATTATTCCATCATAAACAACTAAATTAGCTTCAGATTCAATTTGATTATGTGAACGCATGTATTTAAATATAGTCAATCCTTCAGGTAAATCAATATATTTTATAGGATTTTCAGTATTTAAATATAAAATATATTCATAAGCACCGCTTTTAGATTCACTTAATATCATAGCAGATATATCTAAACCTGGTATGTCTAAATTTACATTACACCTAATAATCATATTGTCAACCAAATTTTCTTGTACATTAATAATTTGATTATTTTCATCACCAATTTTTTTAGTTAGCTTTAGTTTATTAGTATCTAAAAATCTATTTTTATCAAAAAATTTAGATATTAAATTAAATTTACTATCAGTATAACCAGTAACAAAATATTTTTCAGGGGTTTCTTTAAAATGTTCAATTACATCACCATATGTTTTAATTTCTTTTGTGTTTGTTGTGTATCCAAATACTGTATTTACTTTTGGTACACCTACGCGGTTAACGCCAATTTTTTCTATTAAATTTTCTAATTCAAGTATTAAATAATCTTGTGATTTATATTCAGCATTAATATATGAACCTGGTAATAAAGTATTTGAGTCTAAATTAATGGTAATTTGAGAATCATTTTCATAATTAATTAAAATTTGTCTCATATATTTTAAGGTTTTATTGTAAAATCGATTGGTATTATTATATTTTTAATATCATTGTTATCATTTACTAATGAAACTCTAGCTTTACCTGTAACATTAACATTACTATCTAACATTAATTGATGTTTAGCATATTGACCTATATTAAAAAATAAATCAAACTTCATTTGTTCACCTTTTTGTGCAAAATTATCACCATTTAATATTAAAACAATATCAAAACCATAACTCCTAATAGCATCGGGCACACCTGTTAATGGTCTAAATAATCCAGGATCACCAAATAACCAACGATTATCGATATATTGTAGTTTACCTATTTTTAAAAACAAGTCAATTAGTTGTGGATAATTTAATACATTAAAATCTTTAAGTAAAAGTGTAAATGTTTCTTGGTTTAAGAAATCAAAATTATTATTCTTCTCGAACTCACCTTCCATTAATGATTTTATTTGATTTGTTATACCAGTATATATGTTGGGGTTGTTTTCTTTTGCAAAATTATAAGCTTTAATTAAATCTGGAATCGCAAAATATATTTCAGATTTTAAAATAGCATCAGCTCCAAAAGTATTAAGAATTTCAGTGGGTACTGATTGTGGATATGGTATATTGGTATATTTATGATTAGTTGTTGTGGTAAAAGGGTATTTAATACCTAATAACTTGATACAGTCGTCTAAAAACTTTGGTATTAAATCAGATGTTGAAACACCATTGTATCTATAATTAGATATTAGTTCCACCGATTTAAAACCTAAATCCAATGTTGAATAACTAACGATATTTCCCCTTCCATCCCTAGTAACAGTTCTAGCACTGGTCTGATTTCTTCTATTTATCTCAATTGCTCTTAATAAATAAGGGAAAATATCATCTAATATTTCATCATATAATGTTTTTGTAAAATACGCGATAGGGTCTTTAACAAATTCTGGGGCATCGGGAACAACAATCGATTCGGCTACTTTAAATTTTTGTTTGTCACTTATTGTTGAGTTCGATTCTTTATATAAAGCAGCCGTAAATGTTTTAGTACTTGTTTTTAAATTAATATCCTCCAGTGAAATTTTTCTTATACGCAAAACATTATCATCAATATTTGTTGCTGTAAATGATTTTATTAATATTTGTGTACCATTAACAATGGAATCGGTTATTGTTGGTATTTTGAAATCTTTTGTGTCAAAATCAGTAAATGAACCATTACTTAAGCCAGAATTATTAATATAATTATTGAAAAGATCAATAAAAGTACCCATTGATCTTAAATACGTTCGCTCTGGGCGATTAAGAATATTTAACTTTTCACTTCTAGTAAAATCTGCCGTGTTTTCGTAGTCAAATATTAAATTTTTAATATCAAATTTTAATGGGTTTTGAATTACGTTTGTTGTTACCACTTGTTCTTTCGCATTTCTTGGTTTTTCATTTGGTATTCTATTGCCCACGAAATAAGTGTCAAAAAATAATTCATATAAATCAAAATCAGTTCGCTCTAAATCATATAAATTTGTTTCATAGTTATATTCAAAAATTTTATATGTTTTATTGCTATAATCAAGAACGTATTTGAGATATCTAACCTCTTGTTTAAAAGTATTTGGGTCTTGTATCCATTTTTTATCATACTCTTGTGTTGATGATGGTATTAAAGGTATTTGATTGCCTGACAATGAATCCCAAAATGAAAATCTAACATAAAATTCATTTGTAATATAATTATTTAAAAAGAAAAAAGAAAATCCTTCAACACCCTCGGTTAATTTAAAACAAGGTCGTTCATGAAAAAATAATTTATTTGTTGATTTTTCAAACAAATTATATCTGGAATTTACAAATATTGGTATTGATTGTACTCTATTTTGATTTAAATTCGATGGGCTATCGTAAAACTCCATTAATAAAAATGAGTTATAGAAATACGACTTATTTGTATATAGTAATGGATCGTTTATCCAATTTTCTTTATTTCCCAAAAAAGGTATAGTAAAACTATTATAAAATATAGGTAAACCATTTAATGCGGGTTCTTTTATCACACTCTCACCAATAATATCTCTAACAAAATAAGGTTTACTTAATAAATTAGATATTTTTGTTCTATCTAATTCATCAATTAATTTTGTTTCTCTAAGCAAATTTGATTGTCTTGGTTCGAAAACATTATTAAAACTAAGTACTTGTTCACCACTTAAATTAAATGAATTTTTAGTATTATTTACGTGTGTAATAAAATCAGGTTCCATAATACCTGCTATTTCATCTAACTCAGAATCTTGAATATATCTTAAAAAAAATATATTAAAATTTATATTATTAGTTAGATTTGGTTTGTATTCATAAATTTCAGAATCACTTATATTATTAACCACATTATTTACAGTAAAATTTAATAATTTCTCATTAAAAAAAGTGCGATCAGAAGAATGGTCTTCTGAAGTTATTAATGTATTAATTATTAAATCACTATTGGGTATTGTACTTTTTAACATCTCTTATCTTTGTATTTATTATATGGTTTTATACCTTTAATGTCATTTTCTTTTAAATTTAAATCATCAAATATTGATAATATTTCATTGGTGTATTTACTTCCATCTGATGTTATATCATTTTTATTTAAATCATATTTTCTAGTAGCTCGTGGCTCTGGTGTTACAAAGAAATTGAAATTATTATAAACATAAAAAGCCCCATTAGTAAATGGAAAATCTATTTTATTACCATTTTCATCACTAACGCCAATATCAAATATATCTCTCCAGATATATTTATCTCGTTGTCTACTATGAATGGCATAATTTGGTGTACTTTGAGTTGTGTCACTATCTTCAATGTACGTTGATTTTAATTTCAAATTAATCTTATAAAATGGTTTATATGTGAAAATAATATTATTATGAATAAATCTATGGTGTAACATATCAACCTCAACCTCCTGTAAATTTTCAGTACTATGTTCACAAACAGAATGATAAAAAAAATCACCGATTTTAATTTTATTACTAACAGCATTATCGGTTATTTTTTCAATCCCATCATTATCGCCAACATAATTTATAAAACGACTAAAATGTGATTCCACTGGACTAAAAGGTGGTAAATTAGTTAATAAATTAAAGGATGTTGTTGGAGAGTTTTTTATTATACCAATATATAAATCACTAATGGGTTCATTTAAATTATTATATAAATTATCAATATTGGTATCTCTATTTAAGAAAAAATTAATATTACTATTATCATATGAGTTAACAGAAAACGCACATGTATCCAATTCTTCAATAACATCAACAACTTCTAAAACTTTAACATAATACTCCAACAATTCTTTTTCAATAACTTTTGATACGTAATATTGTGATTTTATTATTTGTTGAATTTTAGGTCTTTTTTCTTTTGTTATTTTGGGGGCATCTTTAATTGTTACATCAAGACCTCTAATATTTTGGGACGTATCATGGTCGTAAATTATATTATCTTTTAACATACGAACCTCATCAATATTTGATTTTGATAATTGTACAGTTTTTAAATAATCATCTGGTAATGCTATTGTACTTGTTATTGCATTTCTTATTGATGTTCGATCTATTGATAGTTGATTTATTAGGCTTAATTGTATGTAAGTACTTTTCTTTGGTGGTGTATCGATAAAAATTTTATCACCATCAACAAACACAACCTCGTAAAAACCATTAGATAAACCATATCTATCGTTACTAGTTAGTCTTATTTTATCTCCAGGTGTGAAATTGTGACCTAATGGTAAATATAAGCCATAGTTTTCGGTATAAATTTTACTAGTAAACATTTGAGCTGGTAAACCATTTGTTAAATTTGTCTTAAAATCTGGTCTCCTAATATTTTTTACCCCTTTTGAATATAGTTGATTACCATTTGCATCAAAATTTGATTCGATTCTTTTTGATTTCAAAATAACGATAGACCAATTATCTAAATTAATATCGAAAATATCTTTATTTAATTCAATTTTAACATCTCCGTTTGTTGTTTTTTCATAAACATCTAAATTTATAATTGGATTAATTTTACCATAAAATCTAAATGTTTTTGAATTATTTTTTTCTGTTAAGTATTGGTCTTGTTGTGAAACATTGTAAAATAAATTATTATCGTATTTAATTTTTTTATTTTCCTCTAAAACTAATCTAGTACTCAATTCTTTATTTCTAGAACCAATAAATTTTTTTTCACCTAAAATTTCTATAATATCGCTCATCTAGTAAAATAATTTTTTTCAATATCATATAAAGAGTTAGCATCTTTCCAAATACCAAAGTAATAAAAATTACCCTTATAACTATTATTATTTAAAACTGGGTTTGTTGTTATAGTGTCATCCTCAACGTATATTTCTTCAGTGTTATTTCTTGGTACTAATTTGTTAATATTCTTACCACCTTTATTATACGATGAATATACACCATCTTTAATTAAATCAGGTAAATCATCAGTTATATCATATATTAAAATTTCCATTAGTGGTTCTTTATTTGCGAAAATAACTGAATTTATAAAAACACCATATGTGTATTGATCATTTACAACTTGGTTGAATGCTTTATGTACACTTTGACCATTGGCATTTGAACCTTTTTTTCTAGCCAATGTTGAGGCGTATAATGATGGTATAAAAACAGTTGTGGTATTATCACCGTAATTCCAAGTTGCTTTTTCACCAAAAATACTGGTACCATATCTACCATCTTCTCCATATCCAATAAAATCATCATCTGAAAATAGTTCGGTAAATACCGATCCAAAGTTTACACCATTAGTTTTTTTAACACCAATTCCTAAATATTTTTCATAATCATAAACAGGTGTATTAAAAGTTTGTGATTTATCGATATTAATTTCATTCACACATCTAACGGGTCTTCTTAAACCATTTTCAATATCTAAAATAGGGTCATTTGGGCGTATGTTGACTCTACCAATTGTCTCTATTGCTATTCTAATTCTTGGTACTAAAACCGAACCGATTATTTCGGGTTCTGCAATATCAGAAAGATTAGCATAACTTAATGGGAAATTCCAATATAAATCAATTTTCCCTTCATTAAAGTATGGAAAATAACTAACAGAATCACCTGGAAGTAAAACATTATTTTCATCATGTTTTTTATAAACCGTTTTAATTGTGTAATATTTTCTTTTTCTGTTTAATAAATCATATTCAAACAAACCTGTCCATGTACCTTCCCATCCACCTAAAAACGCATCACCAGTAGTTGATGATGGTATTCTAACACCTGGTACTATATTATTAACAAAACCCCCAAATGGTTCTCTTCTGTTTGTAAATCCATCATCAGTATCATAAATCTCAAAAGCATAATAACCTTTAGTTGGTATACCTAATGTTGTATCACTTGTTGGTATTAATTCACCAGATTCATCGGTTATATAATAGTCGGTATACATTGGTAATGTAATTCTAAAAATACCATTATAAAAAGATCCAGTATAAACACCAAGTCTTTTTCTACTACCAGGGGTTAATTTATCATCTAATCGGTAAACAACAACTTCTAATTTTTGGAGTGGGAGTAAACTACCATATTCATTAACAGCAACATTATCTTTACCATAAATTTCTGGTTGACCGCCGATAAAAGTATAATCAACATCAATATAAAATTCTCTAGCCGTTGTTTGTATAAAACCAAAAAATATAGCTGTTGGCGTGTATTTGTAATTAATTCTAAAATCACATCTAGTAATACCAACATCACAAGCATCATTATCACCCCAAAAAGGTGATACTGTTATTTGTTTTACCTGATGAAAAATATTTGGCATTTCATCTAAATTGGTTTTAAGATCAATCTCATAGTTATTGTTACCCAAATATTTAAATCCAGGTACCCTATCAACATTTTCAATGTCCTCGTTTGTATTCGCGTTTGCATTTAATAACGTTGTTAATTGTTCAACACTATTATTTAATGAAATTTGTTCTACTAAATCATTAGCTGTTAATTCAAAAGAATTTGTATCAAATAAATCAAAGTCCATTATAATATCATGCTGACCTGTTGGTACACCAAATATCATATAATCACCAGATTCATTTGTTACAGTAGTGTATTTATAATATTTATCCATTACTTCAACGTATTGTGGATAATTTGCAAAATCACTTGGGTCGGGAAAGTTACCAACGGATCTGTGGCTTTGATTTTTAGTGTTTCTAACTCTTGGTAATAAATTGTATCTAACGCCATTTGGAAATGTCGTGTTAATACTATCAAAAGGATAAATTTCGGTAATTTCAGGTCTATCTGAGTCTTCAGCTGTAATCGGTATAAATACATTTACCTTTGCGTTTTGAACACCGAAACCACTATTTAACATAACTCTACCAACAATAACCCCATAATCAGAACATTGTCTTGTATATGTATCACTATTGCTAATTTTTAAACTAAGAATTTCTAAATTATCAAACTCCTGATCTAATTTAACATTAATAACTTTGTCATCACTATTTAAATCAATAGGGATTCTTATATTTCTTTCATCCATATTATAATATTGATAAATTTTGGGTTGTTGGTATTACAACAATGTCAATTTCAGGTGATTTTATTTGTAATATTTGATCGTTTGTTACTTTAATTGCCCCAGGTGTTAAATCAATCTCATTTGTGTTTAAATTAATTAATAAATCATCACTTAATTTACTCGTAGAATAATTACCACCAACTTTATTAAATGCTTTGATATAATTAATACTCAATATACCGTCAATTTGTGATAGTTTTTTGATTAAATTACCAACAAAATAGCCCTGTCCTAAATCCGTTGTTTCTTTATTAAATTCATCCGTAACCGTTGATACGATATTTGCAACCGAACTAATTTGTGAACCAGAATCAACTAATACGGAAATCTCAAAACCAATGTTAATAACATCAGCAGGTCTAACAATAACATAATCATTTATCATTCTATATCTTGATAAATAATTTGCGATGTTTTCCAATACTGTTGTTGTTACAGTATTTGTTAAATTGCCATCAGTATCTGTTGATAGTACCGAAACATTGATTTTATTTTGTATTTGTGATACACTAGTTTTAGATGGTACACCAAATTTTGCTGGCATACCTAGGACAATAGCTTTATAATCTTGTAATGTTACAGCTCTATTTTGTGCTGCAAAATTATATGAAATATAATTTCTTAATTCCTCGATTGATGGTTGATCACCACCACCAATAGCTGGTGTAACGTTTAAAACGGTTAATGAATTTCTAACAATAGAGTTTATTTGTTCATCAGGCCCATTAATTTTAAAAGAAACCTGACCAACGGTATCGATAGTATTAATACCAACATTAGTGTCAGCACCACCGCCAATTCTATATTTAATATACATTGTGGTATTAGCTATTGGTGCAAAGCCTAAACTATTATTATTTAGAAAACTTTTTAAATCAAAACTACCCGCATCAACAAAATCATCTAAAATATCCAAACCTTGGTTCGTCATTGAACCAAAAGTCAATGTACAAAAACCATTCGGTGTATATTCTTTTATAAATCTTGTGTCGATTTTTATATAATTACCGCGGTAAATACCATTAATTGGTGGTGTTAACCTATCTTCGATAAAAACACTGTCTTCAGCTAACGATTGTACTTCATACCATTTGTTTATATCTGAATTAAATTCAGATATTGTTGGTGCTGTTTGGAATGTCGTACCATTTTTATGTATAATAGACTCAATTGATAGTACATTATTTTCAGGTAATGTAATTTGATAAAAAGATTTTGTATTCGTTATTTTTTGTGTGTATATTCTGGTAGCACCAGCTGTAACAATACCTGTTTTAGTTATTCTGTATGATGTTAAAACTCCATTGATAAATATTGGAACCTTAGTTCTATCAACTTTACCAGAAATATTAAAATTGGACGCAAAATCAATATCATACAATAATTCGAATGAATTTTCACCTGATAAAAATTGTGAAC